CGCGGCCCGTAGCCCATCACGAAGTCGCCAATTGGCTTCAGGGCAATGCACTCCATTTCAAAATCTGATGATTGGCGCATTAACTCCAATTGCTCATTAAGTGTCAAGCCTGTATCGACTCCCGTCACTTGTGCTACCCGCAGACAAGCCCCGGCCCAGGATATCTTCTCATTAGGAAACACGACCTTGGGCACGAGCGCCTCCACCAGTGGCATCTCGGTAAACGTTAGATATGTCTCGTCTCTGGTAATTTCCGGCCAATGCTCTTGAGCGGCTTTCCATAATACGTCATAAGCTGGCTTATCTATCACGTCGTATATTCTCCCCGCCTGTCCACTATTGCCGTGCCGCTCTCCAATATTCTCGTGAGTGGAGAGTGCGTCTCCTCTGGCATCGCCATCTTTGGATAAACTGCCCGCACATCGACGACCGTCTTATTCCATTCTATCGGCCAGCGCCGCCGGAACCATCCTGGTGCAAATCGTTCCTTGACGGCCTGCCACCAGTCGGCGGGATAGCGGACTGTGATCTCGTCTATCTTCTGGCTCAGTATGCCTTGACGGACGATTACGACGATGTCATCGAACCACGCATCGTAAAAAACTTTCACCTGTGACTCGTAAATAAAGTCTTCGACCAGTTGCGCGCTAATCCGCAGCTTTGCTGCGAACGTTATCTTTTCTAATACTGTCGGGCTCACTTCGCCATCATGTGTTTTGTTCATCGTGCTCCTTTCGGGCTACGTTTACAGTTTATCACATTCCGGTTCCGTTGTCAATACCGCCGCCGCCTCATTCGCCGCTTTCTTCACTATCAGTTCCGCGATGCGTTCTTTCACGTCCTCGGCGGCGATAGGCGGATACATATATGTTCGCTGATATGACTTCAGTTGTTTCCGTATCTCGGCCGTGCGGGTATCGATATGCCCGCTCAACTGAAACGTCTCTATGGCATCCACCAGGCCCAGCGCCGCCTGCCGAATACTGCGCCAGAACTTCTCCTCGTCAGTCCAGGTCGGCTTGGCAGTCATCCTCCTCCCTTCGCAGCAATCCTTGGAAAAACTCGTAAGCCTTTTGTTTCCTGCGTTCCGTTTCCTCCTGGTGCGCCCGACAGCAGACATCATAAGCCTCAACGATGTCGGGGAACTTCGGCCAGCGCCACACGAGGAAACTGGCAATCTTGTTGGTGCTGTAATTACGAAACAGCCATCGCCACCAGCGCGACACTTGCCCGATCTTGGCATGCACGAGGTCGTCCCATTTTATCCTGTCTGGCAGGCGCGGCATGCCGAGACGCACCGCTAATTCTATCATTGCCCAAGATGAGACTAGATAGCCGCCCGCATCGTCCGGCGTTTGCATTGCTTCGCGCAGTTCCTGCCGCGCAATCGCTGTTTTTGTATCAAATGTCTCGGCGTATTCCTGCGCTAGCTCTTTAGGAGTTTCCTCTACCCCGCCCACGCCAGTTATTCTCATGCTAGTCACCATCATTCTCCTCGGCATTCATTCTCTCCACCGCCTCCGCAATGACGGGTTCACCCATCTCCATCACGGCCTGCATGTATGCCTGCGGTCGTGTCAACTCTGGGTGCTGCGCCAATAGTTCGCGGAAGCGAGTCTTAGCGCGTCTCTCTGCTGCATCTGGCCTGGGCGCGCCGTCACCTGTCAAGAAGTATTCGCGTGCATACGCCTCATCCCTGTCTGCGAAATCTTGGCATAGTTTTTCTAGTCCAGGTATTGTCATTGGTCTCCAGTGGCTCGTCGTTTAACTCTGACCGCTTTACTATTCCCACGGGCGTCCCGCTACCCTCACCCATCAAGAATGCCAGTGCTTTTCGTTCGCCTCTGAATTCTGCCTGCTGTAATGCTGCCATGATCTCTGCTTTCATTCGCTCAAAGTCCTCGCGGCTGATATTAGCAGGGAATGTGATTAGCACCACGGGCTCGCCTTGCTCCATCGTACCTAATACCGACCCAGACATTTCTATCCACTCCTTGTCCTCGGCAAGCATAAGAGCATCGGCAACTTGCTCACAGCGTGCCGAAAGCGCCTCCTCTCCCAAAGCAAGGCCTTGCACAAGATCCTCTGACAGTTTCATCATCTCCCTCCTCGCTCCGCAATCTTCGCCAATACCTTCTTCACCACATCCCCAAACGCACGCCAGATAGCGCCGCGCTTGGTGAATAATACCTGCTCCAACGTCTTCCAGCCTCGCGCCCGGTGGAACCACGTCTGTTTCCTGCCTTGCACCCATTCGACGTAACTGACGGCTGTGCCGATGACGCCTCGCGTCGTCCGCGCCGTCGAGGTGACTTTCACAGTCCAGGGAGGCTTGGTGGTCATTGTCTGCAATAAACTCCTGAGCAAATACCTGAAGCATTGCGTTCATCGTTTCAAGTGCCCTGGCAAATTCCCGAATAAATTCAACCGCCGGCACAGTGGCCCCTTTGTCTCCTTGCGTTAATCCTTCTCTCACTTCTATCATGGCTTGAACAAATGCCTGGCCCCGCGCCAGTTCTGGATATGTATCTAGCAGTTCTGCAAACCGTTCTTTGACTTGCAGTGGGGCATTGGGTAAATTACGCGCGGTAAATTGCTTAGCATAGTCTTTTCCTGGATACCTTCCTTTTATTGTCCCGTCTTCCTGTTCTACCACTCCTAGTACCGGCCCGCTACCCTCACCCATCAAGAATGCCAGTGCTTTTCGTTCGCCTCTGAATTCTGCCTGCTGTAATGCTGCCATGATCTCTGCTTTCATTCGCTCAAAGTCCTCGCGGCTGATATTAGCAGGGAATGTGATTAGCACCACGGGCTCGCCTTGCTCCATCGTACCTAATACCGACCCAGACATTTCTATCCACTCCTTGTCCTCGGCAAGCATAAGAGCATCGGCAACTTGCTCACAGCGTGCCGAAAGCGCCTCCTCTCCCAAAGCAAGGCCTTGCACAAGATCCTCTGACAGTTTCATCATCTCCCTCCTCGCTCCGCAATCTTCGCCAATACCTTCTTCACCACATCCCCAAACGCACGCCAGATAGCGCCGCGCTTGGTGAATAATACCTGCTCCAACGTCTTCCAGCCTCGCGCCCGGTGGAACCACGTCTGTTTCCTGCCTTGCACCCATTCGACGTAACTGACGGCTGTGCCGATGACGCCTCGCGTCGTCCGCGCCGTCGAGGTGACTTTCACAGTCCACGACCGGCCTAATACTTTACTCGTCGGATATGCCCGACCTGTCACGGTGCGCGTGCCGAAGCCCCGTTCGTACCAGGAATATCCCGTCGGCCCCGGCGGGAAGTTGGCGCTGGTGGCTGTTGGATACCGGGCTATGCCACCGCGCACTATCTCAGCAGCTACGCGCATGGCCACTCGCAGTCCGCGCTGGACTTCTTGCGGGAATTCTTTAAGCGCGGTTATGAGTTCGTCCAGATTCTCGATGTAGAAATTGGCATCGTCAGGCATTTTATAATCCCAGGTCGTTGTAAGTTTTTTGTCTCCAGACTATCTCAATTATCGGTATTTCTTCGCCAGGCACCAACGCGGGCCAATCAAGATGCTCAAAGACGAGCGTGAGTATGTGCGTCCCAAGACATATCGAAGGAATATAAAATGCACTGTGAAAAGTTGCTCCTTCTGGTAGACCCTCGATGCACTCTAGCCCATCTTGTGTGGGCGCGCCTATAGACCACCCAGCGGTACATATCTCTTGCCATATCACACCCGATAGTTGAACGGCCTTTTTACCCATCATCTCCCTCATTTCTCTCTCGCTTCTCTCGCAGCATCCCTAAAGCGCCGACCAAGCCACGGCCCCTCCGAGACAATCACGTTTTCCAGTGCTGCGCAACCCGCCACCTCACCCCACGGCGTCGACAGTGGCCGTGTGCATACCAAGCCATCCATGTTCGTCCGCCACACGATCACGAATTCATTATTTGGCAGTATATCAGCATTAGTCCAGCAACGCCCGTTAGGGTGAGCTGTCGGCGCGAATGCTACTGGCGGGAAGCCCGCTGCTTCATATCCCGCCTCGTGCCCGGCCTGGTAGCTGTTCGTTACCTCCGTGATGCCAATCATCTTTGCCCGCGCTGCGCTGAACACGAATTTGCCCGGTACTTCCTCAATTATCCCAATCTGCCTAAACAAGTCATCCATTGTCGAACCGGGCGTGTCCAGCCAGTTGGCGATGACCTGTTTCAACGTTTCCTTCGTGGACTTGTTGACACCCTTCACCAACTCGGCGGCGTGCTTTCGCGCCCACTTCACCGCCTCAGCGTTTGGCATTGTCCAGTCTACCACTATGCCGAATTCAGCCTCGACCGTGGCCGCTAATATCCCGACGCCGCCGGTCGCAGCGGCGGCAAACAGCGGCAGGAGCACAGCCAGCAGCTCCTCGTCCTCGTTGCGCCAGAAGTCGGCATTGAGGCGCTTCGGTAGATCGCTCAGCGCCTTGCGGCTCTTCGGTATCCCTGGCGCAAGCCGCTTCTCTATGCGCTCACGCTGCCCCCGCCAATATTGTAAAAGTGCTGTCTCCCACTCGCGCTCGGCGGCGTCCTTCTCGCGCGCCGACGGGTCTCTCAGCCCGTCCCGCGTCTCACGGATAGGCCGCCCAGTCGAGCCGTCGGTTATCGTGATCTGTTTCAGTGTGTCGAAACGTAGCCGCGAAAGCGGCTTTGACCTCCTGCTCTGTGTTAGCATCCACGAGCGCCGCCTTCACCGCCGCCGCTACGTCTACCGGGATATGCTCACTCACGAAATCATAGTCGCCCGGCTTTTCGCCCTCGCGCAATCGCCGTAACTCCACTGATTGCCAACGGCGCAGGTCGTCGCGTGCCTCGCGGTTATCTGTCTTTGTGGATACCGACATAAACGGCTGGCCTTGTGCCGGTTGTTGTACTTTCGTCGCCAGCGGTACGAGCGTATTGCCTAATTCTACGTCGGGCAGTTCGGTGAGGCCCAGGTCAGAGCGCGCCTCATCCACTGTCTTAACCTGCCAATACTGCCGCCGCTCGTTGACCAATAACTCCCGGTCGCGCGGACGGATGTCCTCAAACTTACCGCGCAGGCCCTCACCGTAACGCGGTATGATGACTTGCGAGGTGATAGCCTCGGCGGCTGCAATGTGCATCGGATAGACGGTATACTCGATGAGCGTGGCCCGCGCTGCCTCAGCGACGGCGCGCGTAGCTTCTTTCGCCCAGAACCCGGCAGGGACGCCATAAACGCGGTCTATCGCTTCGCGGTTCTGGATCCGTCCCTCCATGTATTCCAGGTCTCTATGATTCTGCCCTAACTCCGTCGCCGACAAGTCGCCGGTTCTGGAGATTATGTAGCGCAGGTCTTTCTTGGTGAGTATCTCTTCTAATTCGGCCTTGCGCACTTCATAATCGCGTTTGCCCATATCTTTCGGCAGGCTCAGCAACAGGCGCAACACGGCTTCTTTGATGAAGGTATCTCTATTCCATACCGCCGCTGAGCGGTCAGTCTCCAATTCCAATTTCGCCGACGATAATGGCGACAGGCCGCGATGATAGTCGAAGATGTTCGGCGTGCGGAAAAAGCACGTCTTCTCGACGGGGATAGTCGTTGGCTTCTGGCCGTGACGCGGAGTATAGAGAAAGCCCGCGATATATGTCTTGGGATCGGGTATCGGCCTCATTCGACTGGCGGGTACGGGCATGATCTGCGCTAGTTTGCCGGTTAAATCCTCCACCTGCCACCAGTACGCCTCACCGCGCACCAGGAGCCACCAGGCAGTATATTGAAGGACAAATGAACGGTCCATAAATCTGCTGTCGGGATTAGGCCGTGAAAATAGTGTCTCAAATTCGTGCCCATCTAGCCGCTGCCATTTATCATCGCCCGCCCGTTCCTCGACATAGAAATCAGCACGCGAGAATTCACGCGTGATCAACTGCGCATCTGAAAATGCCCAGGGCGAGGTGACGGCCAGTCGCTCAGTTCGCTGCTGCGCTTCGTCATCTAATACGACTGTATCAGGTGGCCCATAGCGCGGCGCTTCTCCCGCCAGCACGGTAGAGATAGATACGCTGCTGCCCCTGTCGTCCGCTTTGACGTAGCCCATCCCGGCAATGAACTGATCAATCCTCTGTTTGATGTTCATGATGAGTTCGTCCTATACATAACCGAAGGGGAATACCTGGCCGTGCCCGCCGTCTACATAGGCCACGGCATATCGCGTCATGTCTAACCCGTCGTCAAATTCCTTCACCGGTTGTTCCCTGGCCTTCTTATCAGCCCATACGTAGCCTGGAAACTCCTGTTCGACGGCATGCGGTCGCTTCTCGGACTGTAGTGCGACGTCAGGCTGACGCAAACTATCGCGCACAATGAACAGGCGTGGCTTGCCATCCCCCGCCGCTGACAACCGCTCTTGTACCGCATTGATGCCTGGTCTCACTGGATTGAACCCCGCCACGGCATTCAATCCCGCTTGTTGGAATTGCTCAATGTAGGCCGGTTCTGATGGGTCGCACACGAATGCCTCTATATTGAATTCCTCGTCAAGCATCTGTCCCTGTTCAATCCACCAGTCAATCGTCTTCTTGGTGCGGTATACCTGCGCCACCAGGTACATCCGGCCGTCGTTATCCAAGCCCCACACGCCCAAGACGCCAGGATGAGTGTAACCCCAGTCTTGCCCTGCTATGTAGCGCCGCAATTCTGGCACATCATCGGCATAGATGAGATGCACGCCTTCAGCCCAGACCTCATATATCACGCCTTCTGCCCGTGCCGCCTTGCCCTCCAACAGCCTAGTGCGCCGTAATCCAGTCAGCGCCTCCAGCACCGCCATTGTGAGACGGCCCTGCGCCGTGATCTCACCTGTCTCTTGGTCGAAGAGTGTCGGGTTTTCGGTATGGCGCGAATGGAACAGACGCAGCGATGAACGGTTGTAAATCCAGTGCGTCGGCCAGGCTGGATTGCAATCGCCGATGGTCTGTGAGTATGGCATGTTGCCCGCCCGCCCAGTCGTGCGCGTCGTCAGCGTCTCCCATTCACCCAATGCCAGCTCCTCGACCTGATTCACATAGCACAAGTCATGCTCCGCCGACAGAATCTTGCTTGACTTGTCCAGCCCGGTGATCCAGATACGAGCACCGGTCGGATAGTCAAACCATTCTGGCTTTTCACCGCCGTAGACTTCAATGCCCCAGGCCGCAGGATCACCGAGCACCTTCTGGCGGTACATCTGGAGGATGGTCGCATAAGCGCTAGCAAGCGTCTTGCGGGCGATGACAATGGATGCATCGGGATATTTGAGCGCGCACAGATGCAGTTTCCAGAGTGCGGAGATTGACTTGCCGGTCTCCGCCGGGCCATGTATGATCGCCTCTGGCCCGTGGTAAGCGGCGAACTCTTTCGCGCCACCGTAGAACGTGAACTCTCTGCGCACAATTTTAAATGTCCTCGGCTGGATTTATGCCGCCAATGGCAACGAGCTTGATACGCTCTCCGCCAGTGGTAACATCAACCCTATCAGTAAATAGTCCATGCGCCCGCCCGATCTTCTCAAGCGCCGCCTGTGCATCGTAAAGCTCAACCTTGACGCCGTGCGCTGTCTGCTGGATACTCTTGATTAAGTGCGTCTTGCCTCTGACGTTGCGGAGGTCAACCTTTGGCTCTCCAGTAACCAGATCCACCACGACATAATCAGCAATATCGGCCCGCGCCTGGCCCGCAAGCCGCGCCAGCACTTCATCGGCAGACATTGCGGATTCAGAGAGGCGCTCGCTGATTTTCTCGGCAACCTTAACATTCCTTAACAGCCTTGAGCCCTGAGCGCCCAACACATTATCATCGCCACCATATCCAGCTCTTTCAGCGGCGCGGGTGGCATTGAAATCACATAGATATTCCTCAACAAAGGCTTTCTGTTTATTCGTCAAACCCATAATGCCGTTTTATGGACTCTACATCATCAGGTGATAAAGCGAACCATTCGCCTTTTACCCGCACAGCATCAAATTCAGCATGCAGCCTGTTCTCTAATTCATCCGCAAACTCGCTTTCAACACACCCAACGAGTTTCAAATCTACTGGACTCATTGCATTCAACGTCCTCAACCGAGACGCAATATCAACGGTTTTACCGATTTTCACAAGCCCATTTTCAGCACAAATTAAATATACAAAGCACGCTCGCCTTTGTGTTCGCTTATCTGAAACAAGACCTCTATCATTCACCCTGAGCTCTGCAAGCCGCCTATCAACCTCCTGCCTAATATACGGCTTCTGCAGATTCTCCCAACCAACAGAGCCAAGCGTGTTATCATTGCCCTCATAACCCGCCCGCCTCGCTGCTTCCGTCGCGTTCCAGCACTCAAGGTACGCCTCAATGAAAATCTTCTGCTTATCCGTCAAGCCTGACATACTTGCCGCCTTCCTCCTGCGGCTCTGGCCTCACCGTCACCACCAACACACATTGCCGCCAAGCCAATAACTTGATTGCCTCTGCCATCTCGCTCTCTGGCACGTCAAACTGGATGCGCATGCCACCGCCTGAACCATCTACTTTGATTGCTGACATAATCGGCGGGAATGCTGCCCTGAATGTCGTACTATCGCCCATTCATTACTTCTATCCAGTCGGATTGCGCGGCCAGCGGCGCAGCTCGGCGAGGGGGATGTATTCGATGCGGACGCCTCGATTATCTATGGTCGCCATAGCCCATCCCAAGCCAGACGCGGAGATGCGTTTTCATTCCGCTAGCCTATGCCCTGTATCATAGTAGCCTATTCGGCGGGGCGCGATGGGGAAAGGAGAATAAAGCCCATCGCGCCCGGCCACTGCCTGTCTACCAACAGGCCCCACGAAGGAAGCGCGGGAAAGGAGGGTAAACCCGCGCTCGTTATCCTCTGGTGAAATCGTATAGGCCAGACGTCACGATTCCCAGCGCCAGCCCGTACAACACGGCTCCGAACCAGCCGGCAAAGTCGGTCGGCGGCCCGGCCTGCAGTTGAAACGCAATACCAAAAACGACGCCGAGTCCCATGCTCAGCGCCGTACAAGCTACGCCTTTCAAGTTGAATTTCTTCGCGAACTCCACCAGGCCCGCGATGACGAACACGAGCGGGATACCGTTCACGATCGCGTCACTGAAGTCCATCATAACCTCCTAGAATCTAAGGCTGTACGAGAACGATCAATACCACGAGCTTGAGCCACCCGATCGTGATGACCCAGGCAGCGGCAATGAGGAGAATAATTGCAGCGATGAGGGCGGAGACGGCCGCCAAGATGAGCAGCTTTGTCAGCCCCGTAAGGTGCACCTTGATTTTAGGCTTTGCGTAGCGGCATAAGCGAACCATTAGCAATACCAGTATACCAAGAAAAGGCGGTGATGTCAAGTGTTTTAATTTGACAAATTCTCCGAAATAGCATATAATTGAAACTGTCAAGAGGCACACAACGGTAGTGGCGGTTTTTTTTGTGCCAACATGACTCCCGCAGTCTAAAGCCGTTTGCCTCTTGACACGAGCAAGCGCCCAGACCGCGGGAGTCGCCTTTTAAGGAGACAACGAGATGCAAGCAAATGCGCTGGTACAATTGAATGCCATCGAGACGGCATTGGCAAAAGCTAAAACGATTGCCGAAATCAAGAATATCCGCAATCAAGCAGAGGCGGCGCGGCAATGCTTCCGCCTGGCTGAGTATGGGCTGGAAATGCAGAACGATGCCGCCGAGGTGAAATTGCGGGCCGAGCGGCGGGCGGGCGAGATGCTACGAGAGATGCGCGAAAGGGGTGAGTTAACAGCTTCATCGGGTGGTGGAGCACCATGCCATCGTGTCATGGTGACATTGAAAGATATTGGCCTCACCGGGAAGCAATCCGAGCGTTGGGGACTGGAAGCTAAAGTGCCGCCAGAAAGTTTTGAGCAATACATAGCAGAGACAAAGGCCGAGGGAAAGGAAGTAACCAGTGCAGGATTACTGCGGTTAGCAAAGAGATTGAATGTCATGGCCGTGATGGGCAGCAGCAAGACACCTGAATGGTATACCCCACAGCACATCATAGATTTGACGCTGGAACTATTCGATGGCACGATCGACACCGATCCTTGTTCCAATAGCAAGACAGAGCCTGCCGTTCCCGCCATCTTCTTATATACCAAACAAGATGATGGATTGACGCAAATGTGGCACGGCGCAGTATACATGAATCCGCCCTATGGTTCAGAAATACCGCGATGGACCGAGGCCCTGGTGAATAAATACGAACGAGGTGAAATCAGAGAAGCCATAGCATTGCTGCCAGGCCGCATCGACACTCGCTGGTTTCAGCCACTCTATGCTTATTTAATATGTCATATAAGAGGTCGTTTGAATTACCCCCAGTCAAAAAGCGTAACTCCATTTCCTTCCGTGATAGTATATCTCGGTAATAATCGACAGGGTTTCCTCAATATCTTCGGCGTGCTAGGGCCGATCTTGGAGCGCATAGGATGACATTCAAACAGCAACTCAGATTTGGCAGAGTAGGCGAGAGTCTAATCGCGAACTGGCTAAAACAAAGAGGCTATTCGGTTCTGCCAGTTTACGAAAAAGAGATTAGTGAAGGAAAAGGACCACAGATATTCACTGTGCAAGACAATCTCATTGCCCCTGATTTATTCGTCTTTGGACATGAAATCAGCAAGGTATGGTGGATTGAGGCAAAACACAAGAGCGCATTTAGTTGGCACAGAATATCAAGCCACTGGGTAACGGGGATTGATCTCAGGCACTATCGGGATTATCTGCGAGTCCAACAATTATCGCCTTGGCCTGTCTGGTTACTATTCCTGCAGCGACAAGGAAAGGCGAAAGACACCCCGCTTGGCAGAGTCGGCCCTACTGGATTATACGGAGGCAGCCTCGCCTATCTACGAGAAAATGAAAATCATCGCCACCATAATTGGGGAAGTTCGGGAATGGTTTATTGGGCAGAGAAAACACTCACCAAAATTGCTAACTTGGAGAATGTTCTCGACGCATCGCAAGAAACGATGTAGATTCTCACCGAAATCTCACCAACTTTTATCCCCAAAACACACGGAGTGCGACCCACTACGTAGAACAAAGGCAGAAGAACTCAGTAGTACTACTGATAACAAAATTCAGTAGTATTACTGACTATAAACTCAGTAGTATTACTACTTGACAAGTCCACAGTTCTGTTGTATAATTTAAGCGTAATAACGAACATTTACAGAAACGAAAATCCAAAAGCCAGAGACTAGGGAACTAGCCGAAAGCGACAGCGGATGAACGGAGACACCGCAAGCGGATCGGAAGAGACTAACCGAGGTTAAAGGCCAGAGGATCGGAGAATAGCCCAGGCGCTGGAGGAGGCGGATGGGCAGGGTCGTCAGCAATTGGGGCTGGCTATGAAGAGAGCATCTACTCGAAACCCTAAAAGGAGAAGGAAATGACTGAGCTGACAACGATGATAATTGAGTATGTTGAAAATGAAGACGCCGTAGAGGATGACTACCGGGCATTAGAGGATGCCATCAATCACACCGAAATAGAAATGAAGCCCACTTCGCCGGTGCGGCGGCTCCTGATAGCCACGAAGTTCTACGTCAAGGCAACAGAAAAACTAGACATTCGCAGACACTTTCAGGAGATGGTCAAAGAAGCTCGGCTTATCCAAGATGGCTACTAATACAGCCACCAGTTGCGCGACCTGGACAAAACGCGCGGGGTCGCCGGGTAGAAGTCCCGCCTTGATAACCAGGATGAGAAACCCTAAATAAGGAGAATACGATGACCGGCAAGTATGGACGCACTTTCCGAAAGTCAGTTGTAAAAACGCAGAAACAGTTGCTGGCTTATAAGAAAAGCCATAGGCTTTCAGCAAGGGCTCGACATAATATGGACCAGGCAATTGACGTACTCGCTCAGGCCAGATATTCTCACATTGGCCCTGAGCAGAACATTATAAACGCAAAGGCACAAAAGGTACTTGACTTCATCGCCGAGCAAGACATCCAAGGAGTGGCGCTTGGCGAGGGAGTTACCGGATTGTAGACAGCCGCCCAGTTGCGCGATCTGGCAAAAACGCGCAGGATCGCGGGATGAGCAGCCCGCCCGACGAGTTCTGAGAGAACGAAACCCCAAAGGAGGGAAAAGTGAAAATTAAGAGCATTGAACTGTACAAGAAGGTTTCACCGCACGCACGACGCAGTAGTGCCACAATGGCGCGAGGCGCACTGATCAACGGAAACATCGACGCTTACATTGACGATATTTTCACTCCAAGAGTTGGGGACACCATTGAGGCCGAAGGCAATGTTGTTATCATCCAAGCACAGCCCAACGATGGCGACGAATTCAATTTGGATCAACCTCTACATTGGATTGGCTAATCATCCCGCCAGTTAGCGCGACCTGGACAAAACGCGCAAGGGTCGGCGGGTAAGAGTCCCGCCTTGATAACCAGGATGAGAAACCCTAAAGGAGAGAGCAATGTTTAAGTGGGGCCAGCAAGTTTGGACTAAGAAATTGGAGGCAGGCAATATCAGAGGCAGTCTAGTCAAAGAGCGATATGGGCATTACTCCGGTATAGAGTGGACATCGATCCCACTGACAATTACAAGGGCCAGAAAAGTTTACCGGTGCGCCGACTGCGGCGCGACAATTGACAAGGGAGAATTGCACGGGGGGTCTTATTATGACCACTACTGTCTCGACTGCGTAATGGCTGACAGACCAGAAACGAGATTTGAACCTAGGAGACGGGCATAGTGACCGGGCCAAGTCTGCGATGCGCCTGGAATACGTTCGCCTGGTACGGACAAATTATTGACCGTCACTAACCTAGGCCGACCCGGATGGGGTGCTGTGGGCAGACAACCAGTTAGCGCGTCTGGTGAAAACGCGCAGGTAGCGGGACAATTCAAAAAAGGAGAGAACAATGTTATTCATAGAAGTCATTGAGGAAATTAGGAATGCTAAAATCAGGTGGACGGTACAAGACCTTAAGTCAGCCATCTTCGCTGACGACTTAAGAGATTGTGAATTGGTAGAGGCAGTCGTCGAAGGCGTATACCATAACTATTCGCTGGTCAAGGATGCGCTTGCCCGAACGGGGAACACGGTCGAAGATTTGATAGCGGCTGCCTTCACGCTCATGGTGAAATATCCAGACTCGTACTTTGGAGAGGATAGCGAGTGGGCCATTTGGGATGTAGCCGATAGCTTCGTAATGGAAGCATTAGAGACCGACTCACGTATCTGCAAGCGGGCAGGATGGTAGCAGCGGGCTTCGGGCCTTATCACATCCTCACGAGAACCTGGTGGCGACGGATGATAGCCCGTTCGGGTTCAATTCCCGACGTGGGGACATCAATCAAGCGGCAGTGATTGAGCATGTCAAGATTGCCACCAAGCAGGAACAATTGGCAATTAAGAAAATGCTAATCAAGGTCGACTTCGTCAACGGCGACGTAGTACCATACTTCGAGCACCTGGCAAAGGCAATAGCAATCTAGCAGCCAGCGCGGCCCCGTGCGACCGCGAGGAAAAAAGTCAGGAGGGATGCAATGTTGAGCCAAAAGGGAATGTTGAGAATCCAGCAGATCAAAGGATGGAAGATTATCAGAAGTAGCCAAGGCGCACTAGACCTGACTACTGGCACATATTATTGTTATTTCACATTCAAAGAATGCCCCGCGCTTCAATGTCGCGTAGCCCGGTCCCGCATGGAAAAGTTCAAGCAAACGTGGCCCCGTGCGACTTGCCTGCCGAGGGCGCAAGCAGGCCGCGCTGGCACAGGAGGCAAGGAGGAGGCAATGAGCAAGCCAACAAAGTGGCAACGAGATGCCAAAAATGTCAAAACTGAGAAGGCCCAGTTCTGGCAGAAGGGCGTCATGATAACCGCGCAGATGACACGCGGGAGAGCACAGAAGATGGTCGAGGTCGGATTAGCCTACGTCATCTCGGCGCAGGCGATCGGCGACCTGGATGATGACGGGAATCGGAGAGGATAGCACCCGCCGCCGGTTCGCAGGGCGGCGGCAATCACACAGAAAAGGAGAGAGTGATGCCCGAGGAAAAGATGAGGATCAAGGTTCAATATAGCACCGATGCGCTATTCGGCAGCGCGGATCCCGCCGACTTCGGTGGGGCGGCGAGCATAGCACAATTCGGGAGCATCTTGACGAATCGCCTGCACAACGCATACCACGATGCCGAGATCACAGTCACGCATGACATTGACGACGACGTTAGGGTAGACGGCCAGCAAGATCATGATGAAGTACCGCGGATTGATCAAATCATCGGAGAGGTCTATGGCAGCTATAGCTGGATAGTTGAGAAATAGCCACCCCTCGCACCCGGGCTATCGACGCCCGGCAGCCTCTCCGACGGGAGCCTGCTCAGTGACCAGCACTGAGTACGCAAGCGCCACCAGGGAGGCTGGGGGGAGGCCACGACAGGACAAAAAGGAGGCAAAGAATGAAAGTCGAAATCTGCCGCGTAATCCTAACAATCGAGAAGCGAAAAGAGCGTCTTACTAGAGCCATCGCCAAACAATTCCCCATCCTAGACGGAAACAAGAGATGGGATGCAGCAGAAAATGGCGAACCTCAGCCAGACCCAATTTGCAAAGTGGCTGGTAACACGCTGGGCCAATCACATCGCTGGTATTATCTCGTTCCCGATGAGGTGGCTGGCTTAGGCTGGGTGGCGGCAACTCAGATGCATCCGAGGATGGCCGAAGCGGTAATTGCCAGAGGTGGATGGGTAGACAATCCGAGTGAAGTGCCCACTGCGATTCTCTAGTAGAAACGACGCAGGGCTCGGCCCTCGTCACGTCGGCTCGACACACATTACGGGCATTGACGAATGCAGCGGCACCGCTCTGAGGGGGTGAAGTCGAGCAGACGTGACGGCGACCGAGAGACAGTGGCCGAAATCAAAGGAGGAAAAGATGTCTGAGCATATATTTGCACCAAGAGACGGACATGGACTGACCCAAGTTTTGCGCTGGGATGGCCCTGGTTGGTACGGCAGTGTAGGGAGCCAAGACGCCACTCATATCTGGCGTTACGCAGGCGAGTGGGATGAGGACGGCTACTCAATTGATCCAGAAGCGGAAGTCCAGCGCGTCCAAGACGCCCGCGAAAACCTGGGCACGCCGTTCTACCTATCTGTCACTGACTTCGACAATGACGAGTTTGTCAAAATCTAGCCCGCGCAATTCAGCCCGGCCTCGGCGCTGGGTCGAGAGCGCATCACTCTAATAAAAGGAGGAAACAATGTTGGACATGAGCAAATTCTGGAAATCGCCGCAAGAAGCGGCGCAGGAGTTGGGCGGCAAAGTCATTGAAACTACCATGCAAGTAGCAGATGGACGCAAGCGATGGCCCGGCACTATCAAGAGTGCCACAATTGAGACATCACAAGGGACAATCTACCTCCACTATGTAGATTGCTACGGTTGGTGTCGAAATGCCTAAATTCGCCAATGCGTCAATGGAAACTGCCGCAATGATACACGATGAGGCACTGAGTGAAAAGCCGCAAGATCGGTACACCGGCAGGGGCAAGTTCAACGAGAGCATGGAAGAGTACGTCGCCACCGCACTAACTGGCGCAGAGGTATACGGCGCGACGCGGCAAGAGTGCGAGGAGCGGCTGCGTGAGGCAAACCGCGTATGGATTGAGCATTGTCGAAAGTGCCAAGAGGATCAAGATGAACTATAAGACCGTGGAGAGATGCGGGCGCACCCACATCGTCAAAAACGGCGTGGAGAGTGCCGAGTTCGTCCAGCAAGCACCGAACGGGCGCTGGGCCACCACGATGCCACAGGTGGAATTCCTCACCAATACCCGCGCCATTGCGCTGAATCTCATCGCCGAAGGCATGGACGACTGGCACGCCGTCTCCCAGGCCGCCGCCCGCCTGGTCGAATTGGGCAAAGTGGCCAAGTTGCCGGTGATGCAGACAATGTATCGGTGGATACGGGAAGGCCGATTCCCAGGAGCCATTAAAGCTCCGATGGTGGGGCGAGGTGGTGCATGGCGATTATCAGAAACATCGCTGGTAGAATTCAAAGGAGGTAAGGGGAAATGATACTAGAGACCATATTAGGTATTCTGTTAGCGCTGATCGTGATTGCCGTTCTATATCTGCGGCTCGGCTGTAAGAAACCGGGGCCAAGACGCGAAAAGTAAGATTAGTTATACATTGAAAAGGAGTAATCAATGACCACCTGGAAAGATGGCGGACCGTATGGGCGCTATTGTCGCGGCGTCTACAATGAGGAAGATAGCAGTGTAATCTGCTATGTATGGACAAAGAAAAATGGCCCCCGGAATAGCGTAGTAGACTGGCCCGAGGGCGAGGCCAACTTCCGGCTCATCCTGCAAGCGCCACAGATGCTGGAGGTGCTGGAGCGGATGATCGAGGCGTACGAGGCTCATTTTGAGCCATTGCCAGACGGCCAGCAGCCTGAAGGTATATACACACAGGCCCGCGCCGCCATAGCAGCGGTGAAAGAAGAGAAAAATACACTTGCCTAAATGATCAGGTTTCAAGCAACGGCAATCCCGCCATCATCGCGTCACGCATGACGCCCGAAAGATTGCTCTTGCGCCCTGCTGCTACCCGCCTCTCGTTCACTTCGCGAATGAGCACCATCAATGCGGTGGGCATTCGCAATTGAAACGCGCGGCTATCCCCGCCCAATGTGGCGGCATTACAGCGGCCTGCCCTCTGCCGCCAGATAGCAACAGTGTTAGGGTGACAGCCGGCGAGTTTCGCTACCTCAATATCAGTGAGGACGCCGAAGTATTTATTGAATTTACTCAAGTCATGTGTCATACTACGATTATACCACGGTTCTGTATGTCTGTCAATACTTGACAGGTACACAAATCTATGCTATAATATGTTAGTAGAAAAGGAGACAATCATGGAAACAGGTTATGGCTTTAAAATCCTGGACCCCACCGGTGCGACGTATCCAACGCGCCGCAATAGGAGCAACGAGATGCTATACGCCCTGCCCCGACCGGGCGAAAAGTGGGGTCCATGGATGGAGCATCCTAATCCTGCTGATCCCGACAGCCAGGCCTGTGGGCCAGGTGGCTTCCACGTGCATAAACGCTTGTCCTGGGCGTATGCTCCGCCACGGGGATATCCGTGGTTCACGCAATGGTGCGGGCTCATAGGTCAAGATGACGAAAAAGTGCGCGTGCGACGATTACGCCTACGCCGCATAGCGCCATGCGTCCTATGGCGCGTCTTGTGCCCACCGTTCAATTGGGGACGCGGGGCCAACCTGCGCTGGGCCAACCTGCGCTGGGCCAACCTGCGCGGGGCCGACCTGCGCTGGGCCGACCTGAGCGGGGCCAACCTG